CTCAACCTTCCACTTCATCGACAATCTCTCGCGCGGCATCCGCTGCGGCGGCAAGATCCTGATCGACCTGATTCCGCATGTGTATACCGCGGGCCGCGTGGTCCGCATCCTCGGGCCAGAGGGGCAGATCGCAACGGCAACGCTGGGCAATCGCCCGGCAGCGGGCGGGGCGCCGCCCGGCGCTGGCATGCCGCCAGGAGCGCCTGGGATGGCCCCTGGAGCGCTTCCTGGGGGTGGCGGGCTCCCGATGCCTCCGATGGCCCCGATGCCTCTGCAGGGGCTTCCTGGCGCCTCTGGCGGGCCTTCTGGCCTCCCCCTGGGTCCCGGTGGGGCGCCGCCTTCGGGCCTGCCCCTCGGCGCCGGCCCGCTGCAGCCCGATCCCAATAGCCCGGCGCCGTGGCCGCCGCAGCCGCCGGACGGGACCCCTGTGGATGGAACGGTGGGCATCTTCGATCTCAGCGTCGGGAAGTATGATCTCGTGGTCGATGTCGGGCCGTCCTACACGACGCGCCGGGCCGAGACCGCCGACCAGATGATGCAGCTGATCCAGGCCTATCCGCCGGTGGCCCCCATCATCGGCGACCTGATCGCCAAGAACCTGGATTGGCCCGGGGCGCAGGAGATCGCCGACCGGCTGAAGACGATGCTGCCGCCGCAGTTGCAGAAGGGGCCGGATGGGCAGCCGATTCCGCTGCCGCCGCCGCCGCCCAGCCCCGAGCTGGCGGCAGTCCTGGCGCGCAACCAGCGCGAGGCCATGGAAGCCCAGATGGCCGACCAGCGCGAGCAGCAGCGCCTGCTGGCCGACAACCTGACCAAGCTGATCGTGGCCAAGATCCAAGCCGGGGCGGACATCGAGACGGCCCGCATCAAGGGCGGCCTGGACATGCACACGACGCTGGCCGACAGCCTGATGCAGATCTTCGCCGACGCCCAGATGCAGGGGATGCAGAATGCGGCCGATCTGGCATCGCAGCAGCTCCAGTCCCCGGCTGCTGCGGGTCCGCCCGCTGGTCCGGGTGCCATGTCGCTCTCCTCCGTGGCGCCCGGGTCGGCTGGCAATGGGGCTCTGCCGATGATGCCGCCCGCGCCAGGGCAATGAAGGAGTCATCCGATGAGTGCTAATCAGCCGACCAATCCCGCGTCCGAGCCCCTAGCTCCGGCGCCGGAAGTCGAGACGCCTGAAGCCGAGCCCGAACTCGACCTCGACGAGCTGGTCCCGGAAGGGGAAGCCAGCGAGGAAGAACTGGCCGAGATCGAAGCCGACGGCAAGACCTACCACGTCCCTGCCGCGCTCAAGGACAAGTTCCTGATGCAGCAGGACTATACGCGCAAGACCCAGACGCTGGCCGAGGAGCGGCGTCAATTCGAGCAGGCGAACAAGGATTTCCAGGCCCAGCAGCAGGCCCTCCAAAGCCATGTCGGCGAAGTGTCCAAACTCGTCAACCTCGACGAGCAAATGGCCTGGTACGACAAGGTTGATTGGATTGCCCTCAACCGGCAGGACCCGGTGAAGTGTCAGGAGCTGCAACTCCAGCGCGGCATGCTGGAGCGAAGCCGCAACGAACTGGGACAGAAACTCGCCAACGAATGGCAACAGCGGGTCACTCAGGAGCAGCAAGAGATTGCCAAGCGCTATGAGCACGGCCTCGCCGTCATCACCAAATCGATTCCCGACTGGTCGCAGGAGTATGCCGACAAGCTCACCGACTACGCCATCAAGGCCTATGGCGCCAGCAAGGAGCAGCTGCGCGAGGTGCAGCTGATTCACCCTGGCCTCGTGGTCGTGTTGGACAAGGCCATGAAGCTCGACCAGCTCATCGCCAAGCAGCGTGCCGCGGCCGGCAAGCCGCCGCCCCCCGAGCCCGTGCCCGTGACCACGGTCGGTAGTCGCTCAGCGCCTGCGTCTTCGGCGCCCCGGGATAGCGACGACATCGATACCTGGATGCGGAAACGCAACGCTCAGATCGCCCGGCGGCGGCAGAGCAACGGCGCCCTGCGCTTCAGATGACCCGCAACCCCATGTAGCGCGCATGGGTCACGTCGGAAGACGTCGCCCCTCCCGCTTGAAGGACCCTTTCCATGGCCAACACGTTTCTCTCGCCCGTCGTGATCACGCGGGAGAGTCTCAGGATTCTCCATCAGAAACTGAACTTCATCAGCACCATCGAGCGGCAATATGACGACCAGTTCGCCAAGACCGGGGCCAAGATCGGCCAGAACCTGACGATTCGCAAACCCAATCAATACACCGTGCGAACCGGCCAGGTGATGAGCATCCAGGACACCACCGAGCAGAGCGTCGTGCTGACGGTGGCGACCATCAAGGGCGTCGACATGCAATTCGACGGCCGCGATCTGACGCTCACCATCGATCGGTTCAGCGATCGCTACATCGCCCCGGCGATGACCGTGCTGGCCGCGGCCATGGAGGCCGATGCCCTCAACATGGTGAAGGACGTGGCCGCGGTGGCGGCGCCGACCACGATCACCGGGCCGCTGACCTCGGCGGTCGTGCTTGCCGGGCGCAAGAAGCTCAGCGATGCCCTGGTGCCCCAGGAGCCCCGCACGGCCCTGCTGCCGACGCAGATGACCGTCGACCTCGTCTCCTCTCTGCAGCCCCTGTTCAACGCCCCCGGCGAGTTGACCACGCAATACAAGGAAGGCTCGATGGGCCGCTTCGCCGGGTTCGATTTCTACGAGAACACGCTGCTCGGCAAGTTCACGACCGGGACCGAAACGCCGGCCGGCACCATCGCCGTCAGCGGCACCGGCCAGGTCGGCTCGGCCATCACCGTCACCAATGCCTCGGCCAAGACGCTCAATGTCGGCGACTGCATCACCTTCGTCGGCTGCAACCGGGTGCATCCGGAGACCAAGCTCGATACCGGCGTGCCCATGCAATTCACGGTCACAGCCGCGGTGGCGACCTCGGGCACGACGATCAATATCGCGCCCCCCATCGTCACCAGCGGGCCGCAGCAGAACGTCACGGCTTCGCCGACCACCGGCCAGGCCATCACCAAGGTCGCCGGCGCTTCCGGTGTGATGGATGTCGGCCTGCTCTATCACAAGGAGGCGTTCGCCTTTGCGACCGCCGATCTCGTGATGCCCCAGAATCAACACTTTGCCGCGCGGGAAGTACAGGATGGTATCAGCATGAGGATCTGGACAGGTACAGACATAATCAACAATCTGTTCCCGACTAGAATCGACGTGTTATATGGATATAAGACCATCCGGCAAGAAATGGCTTGTAGGATTGTAGCCAACTCGACCGTATGATACTATACGAAACGCCAGCCCGTGTCGAGCAGGCTGGCGTTTCTGACCCTTCGAGCCTGTCCAGGAGGCCCCAATGGCTACCCGTATCAAAGCACAAAAGTATGACCTGCGGACCAATCTTGCTTTTGCCCGGCTGCAGAAGCTGTTGACCTATGAGCCGGATAGCGGGTTGTTCCGGTGGCGGATCTCCAAGGGCTCCAATTCCGCCGGATCGGTGGCTGGAACGATCTTGTCACCAACGCGCGATTATCTGGTCATTGGCATCGACGGCACCCGGTTTCTCGCGCACCGGCTGGCCTGACTTTATATGACCAGGCAGTGGCCAAGGGATGAGATCGACCATATCAACGGCAAGCACGCGGATAACCGATGGGTCAATCTCCGGGAGGCCACACACTCGGAGAACTGCGGCAATGCCCGGGCCAAATCCACCAACAAGAGCGGGTGGAAGGGCGTTTATTTCAAGAAGCGCAGTCGTAAATGGGTGGCGGCGATCGTGGTTGACGGCGTTCGCCATTGGCTTGGTTATCACGATGATATCGAGGCTGCGGCTGAAGCTTATCGATCGGCTGCGGAACAGAAATTCGGCAGGTTCGCAAGAACCATACAACGTGCAAAGCCTGTCAAGCGCATGAAAGGAAAGTAGCCCATGCCAGTCGCCGTTGGAGACAAGTTGAAGGGAACGATGCAGCTTCAGCTCGCCGATGAAACCTTCTTCACCGCCGAATGTCAGCTGACCGTGATCGCCACCGGATCGGCCGCCACGCCAGCCGCGGAGGAAGCGGCCCCGCCCCCGGCCCCAGCGCCGGCCAAGGGCCAGGCAGGCGCCGCCCAGCCGGCCCGATAACCACGGAATGAAAGGAAACCGAAATGCCACCTCCTGTTAAACAGCTGTCCGATGGCAATCCAGGCGGTACCGGCCTCGGCCAAGGCGCTG